ATGCCTACCGCTATTGAAGTAGCGCAATACATCGTTAAGCAGTTTCAGGAGCAGGAAGATCTGATAACCAACCTGAAATTGCAGAAATTGCTCTATTACGTCCAAGGTTGGCATCTTGGACTCACTGGTCAGCGTGCGTTCGAGGGTGAATTCAAGGCGTGGGTCCACGGTCCAGTCAACACGGCTGTTTACCATGAGTTCCGCGACTATCGATGGAACCCTATTACTCGGGATATGCCGGATGTCTCATTGCCTGACCAGTTGAAGGCTCATGTTGACGCGGTGCTGCAGGTCTATGGGGGCGACACAGGCTGGTCTCTTGAGCAGAGAACCCATACCGAGTTGCCCTGGTTGGAAGCGCGCGGAGATCTTGCTCCTGACGAAGAATGCCGCGTGACAATTAAAGAGAGCACGATGGAGCGTTTCTTTGCTGAGCAGGCCAGGGATGACGAAGAAGATACGGAAGCAAGAGCTTAGCCTCGAAACGTCGGGTTCAATCCACAAGTCCAAAAAACTCCCAGAAGGCCTAGTAACTTTTTCTTTTCGACACTACACGGTGTCTGAAAAGTTCTGCCTTCCGCCCGCAGATCGACTGCCAACCTATGTTCCTCAGCTGCTTGAGCGACTTAAGCACGTCGGGGCAATGAAGGTCACCGAGTTTCGTTCCGAAAAATCAAGGTCTCTGAGGGCTCATCAACACGACTGGCACAACACCTCGGAAAGTGAGGGGTTCGCCCATCTGGGGGAGCAGTTGAGAAGCTGCGAGCCTTGGCAATTTTGCCTCAGTGCAAATGAGCACGGTCGAGTGCACGGGCTTCTGATCGACAGTGTCTTCTATGTGGTCTGGATAGATCCAAACCACGCGCTGTATCCTTGAGAACCAACTTTGGTGGGGGCTTAGAGGCAGCTGCGCAGCACTGCCAAATGTCGAGCGGGCTTCCCCACCGTGCCCCACTGCCGAACCGCCGCTCCCACCAGCGACTTGGCGCCCGATGCGTCGCCATGGAACGCCTGACCGTAGACGTAGTAGTCCACCCACCCGTAGTCCATCTCGGGCTCTACAGCGCAAGACACGTGGAGCAAGTAGTCCTCTTCCGTTTCATTCTCAGGATCGATCCCGAGCTGGGCCTCAAGCTCACTAGCTAACCGTGCTGCAGCAGTCCTCATCGTATCCACAACAACGATGCCGTACTGCCGAAGCTCTCCGGCGAGAACGTGCGCATCCGGGCTGCCGTAGTGCACAGGAATGGCTGTGTGCATGGTGCTTCCTATCGGAGTAGGAGAGGCATCCTACGAACTTGAGTCGCAGGAGATGCGACAGCTCAACCAACATGCTACGCGCGGCGAGGATCAGCGCTTCCCCTTGGCTTGTTTGCGACTTTCCTGCTTGCCTGTGGATGAGCTGAGTGCTTGGTTGATCAATGCAAGCTTTGACTTTCTCTCCGCAATCTTTGCGTCCCACTCTTCTAGTGTCGATTGAAGCGCGTCCTCAAGCTCATTCAGTGCAGAGTCTGAAAGCCGCTGCAGCACTGCTCCGTTGAACTCGTCGCTATTCCCCAGGTAGACCTTCAACAGAGATGCCTCGGGGGCGCTGCCAAAGCTCGACTCAACTCGCGCAAGGATTTCAGCGTTCATGGAGCGATTGTTTCTGCGCGCTTCGTTGGCCACGCGGTTCCGCAAATCATCAGGTAGGCGGAGTTTGAACTGGGGATCTTCGCGGCTCATCGGTGAATTGTGGACCACGGTGGTGTTGACAGCAAGGAACCACCGTGGTTCACTTTGGCTAAAGGGATCACCGTGATCCCATTGGAGCAGGTAATGAGTAAGGCACAAGACCCCCAGATCAAGCTGCGCTTGCCTGCCGATCTGAAGCAATGGGTTGATCAGCAGGCCTACAAGAATCGCAGTAGCAAGAGCAGCGAGATCGTGCGCTCAGTACGCGAACGCCAGGAGCGTCTGGCCCTGGCCCAAGCCGTAGAACCCGCCCAAGCGCCAGTTGCACCAGCACACACCCCGTAGCCTTCAGATAGCGGCGTCAACTCAGGAACCCACCCCGTGACCACTACCATCATCGTCAACCACGTCGAACTGTCAGTGCTGGAACACTTGGGACAGCGCGTCATCACCCTGGCCCAGGTCGATGCAGCCCATGGCCGGCCGGCCGGCACCGCTGGCCGCAACTTCCGCGAGCATCGAGAGCGCTTCGTGGAGGGGGCAGACTTCTTCGAGGCGACTGGCGACGAAATTCGTCGGCAGTCGCTGGAGGCCGCATTCCCTCCCCGCACTCCGAAGGGGATTCTCCTGACCGAAACCGGCTACACCATGCTGGTGAAGCCGTTTAACGATGACCTGGCTTGGCAGGTTCAGCGGCAGATCGTCAGCGGCTACTTCGCCGCACAGCGCCTGCTCACGGCCGCCCCGCGTCAGTTGACCGGATATGTCGGCGACGGCTGCACCCTGATCGAGTCCATCTCGCGCACGCTCAACCTGGCGCCGTCTTCGACGCTGGGCATGTACCAGAAGCTCGGCGAGAAGGTCGGGCACACCGACCTGCTGCCGGCCTACGCGATCGATGGCCTCGGCGAAGGCAGCAGCCAGCCCACGGCGGCCCTGCAGACCCTACTCAAGCAGCACGACGCCACCATCAGCGTGGTCCGCGCCTACGCGCTCCTGGAAGGTCAAGGCATCGTGGAGCGCCGGAGCCGCCCAAGTAGCCGCGGAGGCACTAAGCAATTCTGGGCGATCACAGCCGCTGGCCGCCATTACGGCAAGAACATAACGTCCCCAGCGAATCCCCGCGAGACGCAGCCGCATTTCTACACCAGCGAGTTCCCGCGGCTTCTGCAGATGATGGTCGGGAAGATTGCCGCGTAAGCCACTGTTCGCGTCTAGGGCTGAGGGGACTCCGCGCTCAAGCTCAACTCACTTCTTTGCCCTGGGCAAGGAGACGTTGCAACTTCCCCAGCCTCGTATTTTTCCCAATGTACAGCGACTTAGGAAACCGGAATTATGAGTAGGGAAATACCTACCCAACAGCCGTTGAGTGGACAACAATCAGAAGTGTGCTGCTCGACTCGGAAGCTGTGTAGAAGCAGCAAAGTTCAAGGCGTAAAACAATGACGGCTCGAGCGTTAGCGCGCTCGAGCCGTCTACCAAGTAACCCATCATCGACCAAGACTCAGGAGATACACATGGCGACACAAAGTGTACACCCCGAAGCACAAATTAATGCACCCCACGTGCGGCTACCGAAGTCCCAGTTCTGGAAGGACGACGACTGGAAAGAGCGCACCGAAGTGCCAGGAAAGGCTCGGCAGCACCTGACCATCATCGACCGCAACATCTACGTCTGCATGAATCTGGCAAGCCTGCTGGTGGACAACGACAACGCGGTGACCTTCGCCTCGGGCGATGAAGCTACCCCGATCCGTGCGCTTCCCTTCGATCAGCGCGCAGCGGTCGTGCTGGCGATTAAAGAACTTCTCGCAGAGTCTTCGGACCTGAGCGACAGCCTGCGCAACGACGGCCAGCTCTGGGGAGAGGGCGCATGACGACCGCGGACCCCATCGACCAGTTGATTGCATCCGGCATCAGCGTGCGCACGCTCGTCTCACACTACCTCATCAGCGTGGAATGGCTGGCAGCACACAACAACGACACTTTCCGGCTCTGCTATTTCGGTGACGACGGTGCGGTTGTGGTCGATACCGCCAAGGGGGCGGCCGCCCTCATGCGTCGCGCCAAGGAAATCGGGTGGACGCCGAACGAATCTGAGCCGAACGAGAAGGGCGCACCGGAGCTGTTCAACGAGGCAATCCACAACGTGCGCCGCGGCGTGCACTGGTTCGCGTCTGCGACCGATGACACCTTCGACATGCTGCCGCTCGCATGGCCAGCATCAGCACTTCACCGAAGCAGGAAGCGGGAAGACCGCGCGCGGGCCAAGGTGCTGCGCGAGAAGGAGGCGCAAGCGAAGCGGGCGGCGGCAAGCAAGAAGGCGGCGAGCCGGGAAGCGTACAAAGCCAGCATTGATGGCATGACGCGCCGGCATATGGAGCGCTCAGCTAAGAGTGGAAATACCGTCAGCTACAGCGCCGCACGGCGCAAGGTGGTTAAGGAAGTCAACGAGCTTGCGGCACAAATCAATGTCCTAGCCGCATCGAGGGACGGGAAAAACGGGAGTGCCAAGTTATGAGCAAGCAAGACGCCACCCACGTGCAACTCCCCATCGGGGCTATCCCGGACCTTCGCAAGGCGCTGACCCATGGTCTCTATGCCATGGTCGAAACAATCCGGATCAGGACGGAACTGGATGCGATGTGCGAAAGGAATGAAAGCTTCCCCGATGAATTGATGGCCTACCTCCCTGGCGATGGTACGGCCGACAGCCTGGAGCCGATCGCAAGCGCCCTGCTGTGGCTCGAGTCGATGGATGAAGTGCCGCAAGGCGGTGCAGCCTGATGTCAGATCTGAAGCCAGTAGAATTTGGGGACACAGCTATGTCGCATGAAAAAAAGCCCAAGGTCGTTTCTTTTAGAAAAGGCAGCTCGCGATCACCTGACCCCATCGGTACTCCAGACGGCAGAAGGCAAGAAGTGATTGACTCCTACTATTCCTCGGAAGCTTTGGGTGCGGAAGCGGAGCACGCTGACTTCGCGAAATCGCTCAATTTCGCGGTGCGACATGCGAGAGACACATGGGTAGATCGCGTCATGGACGGCGCCAAGAGCAAGCTAGAGAGCGAAGACCATGCGCTACTCGCCTTTACAGCACACACGCTACTCAGGGCTCTACTTATTTTTGGACAGGAATCCGAAGGCCAAGATCAAGTTGCTCGAAAGAAGCTGGCCGCCTTGGCCGCAGCCGCAAGGGCAGATGGTGACCCCAAGGTAGTAGCCATGCGCGAGATAAAGGCTGAATGGATGGATATGAATAATGGAGCTTCCCCATTCAAAAAGGATGCTCAATTCGCACGCGAGGCTATTTCCAGGCACCCTGTGATCCAAAGCGAGGGGAGCATAAGAAATGCTATTTCGCGCTGGAGGAAAGAGGCTTCATCTAGCTAGCCGAGTGTCATTGAGCTAGCAAAATGACCAGGCCCACGAGCTGCTCATTGATACTGTCCGCACGAATTCATTGGGACTCGAAAGGAGAGCTACAGGGTTTTCCCAACGTAGGAGGCGGAAAAAAGATCACCGTGGGCTTTCTTGCTAAGTTCCTGTTCTAACGAACAGACAGCAACACATCTCAACCGGTTATCCACAGACTTGTCCCTAGCTGTGCTCCAGATAGCGGTGTATGTTGACGAGCACTAACGGTCAGTCAAGGATTTGCGTCAACTCACCTAGTGCTTGAGATCTAGTCTGACGCCTTCGAGCATTTAGCGTTGAGGCGACCATGCCTTGCTGTTAGATTCAAATCGGTGCAACGAACACTAGCGTGTTCGTACACATTAAGCGGAATTGGGATACCCCGACGGGGGCCAAAAAAAGGCCCCCACCGTTGGCGCGGCGGGGGCCTGGGTTCCATTGGGAAGCAATGGGCCGGCGTACCGGCAAAGGCACACTAGCTGTCCGCTAGTGTCCGTGCAAGTGCGCCGGTCTCTTTTTGAGGCCGAAGTTCATGCAAAGCAGTTCATTGACCCCTTCGCCGGCTCAGGCTGGCGGTCCGCAACTCTATTCCATCAATGGCGCCTGCGCAGCCTTGGGTGGCATGGGGCGCACCTGGCTATATGAGCAGATCAAGCTCAAGCGTCTCCGGACCGTAAAACTCGGGCGGCGGACGATGATTCCGGCGAGTGAGCTTGAATCGCTTATCGCCTCTCAGCTGGAATCTGCCGCGTGAGCAGCCGCATGCCCATGCCGGTTGCTGGCCAACGTTACGGCGAGGAGAGTGAGCCGGAGCGTCAGATGGCGCGCGCGCAGGCCGGCCTACATCGGGATGCCATGCAGCCCCTAGTTCGAATCGACGAACGCTTCGCGGACGGTCGTGTCGGTGTTGTGCTGATCGACAGGGAGAGGCCTGGGTTCGCATTCGACTTCTACTGCCGTAGCCGTGATGACGCGCTGGAGTGGATTGCCCTGCTCGCCTCTAAGAGCTGGGTGACGACCCGCCATCTGGAATGGTTCGCTATGCTGATGCGCGAGGCCTTCGCGGGTAATACGGAAACGCCACCTCCGGCTTGGGACCCCACGATCCACCCTACCCCGGTCCTGCGCCAGCGCATCAAGGCGCTGCTGATCGGCGCTCGCTGCCGACACCTGCTCCCTGCCTGGGTCGTCAGCCGTCTTTTCCGTGCGCTGCACCTGGAGACGCTATGAGCTTCCAGGCGATGACATGGGCAGTCGAGCAAGCGTGCGACTCCCCGGGCGAGAAGCTGGTGCTGGTGATGCTGGCCAACTGCTGCAACGGGCATAGCGGTCGTTGCAACCCGTCCCACAAGAGACTGGCGGCCGAGTGCTCAATGGGAGTTTCAACGCTGAAACGCCATCTCGCCGCGCTCGCTGAGCGTGGCTTGCTGAGGATCATCGCGATCAGCCAGGACGGCGTGTCGTTGCCCAATCAGTACGACCTCAGTTTGGAGGGGGTGGGTCCAAATCGGGCTGACGGGTCGGTCCAATCTGGGCCGGGGGTGGGTCCAAATCGGGCTACAAACCAGGAATCTAACCAGGAATATAATCAACACCCCCTACCCCCTGGCGGGGGTGGCGATGGCGATCTGCTCCGTAGCGAGGCGGATAGCGCAGCCAAGCCGATGCGCAAGGTCGCTGAGCTGGAGACGACGAAGTTCGCGGAGTTCTACCAGGCCTATCCACGGCACGAGGCTAGGCCCGATGCTGCGAAGGCTTGGCGCAAGAACAACTGCGAGGCGATGGCGGACCGGATCATCGCAGAGGTGAAGGCGCGTGCCACCCAAGATTCGCAATGGGCGAAGGAGCGCAAGCGCTTCGTTCCGCTGCCGGCCACCTACCTCAACGGGCGGCGCTGGGAAGACCAATGGCGCGACGGGGGCACGGGCGGTACTGCTGGCCTGCCTGACTTCATGCAGGGGGTGCGCTGATGCGTGCAACCGAGCTATCGCGTCTCTTGGGGGCGCAGGCCGAAGCGGTGGTGCGCATGCTCCTGCCGCAGGGCAAGCGCTCTGGCGCAGAGTGGAAGGCCGGATCCGTGGATGGCCAGCCTGGCGACAGCCTGGGCGTGGTGCTGCGTGGCGACAAGGCCGGGGTATGGTCAGACTTCGCGACCGGCGAGTCCGGGGACTTGATCGGCTTGTGGGCTGCAGCGCGGGGCGTTTCCCTGCGTGAGGCGTGCGAGCAGGCCATGGACTATCTGGGCATCCGCGAGCACAAGCAGCTGCAGCCGCCGCCGAAGCGCTACAGCCGACCGAGCAAGGATGGCATGCGGCCGCTGCCGGACCCGCTGCGCAGCTGGCTCACCGACGAGCGCAGGATTGCCCCGACCACGTTGGACGCCTACAAGGTCGTCAGCCGGGATGGCTGGATTGCGTTCCCGTATCTGCGCGACGGCCAGCTGATCGCGGTCAAGTATCGGAAGCTGCCAAAGGAGTTCCGCCAGGAAGCCGACTGTGAGCCGTGCCTGTTCGGCTGGCAGGCGATCGACCCCAACGCGCGCGAGATCCTGATTGCCGAGGGCGAGCTTGATGCGCTCGCTTGGCATACCTACGGCGTCCCGGCGCTGTCGGTGCCAATGGGTGCGGGAAAAGGCGGCAAGCACACCTGGGTGGAAACCGAGTTCGACAGGCTGGCGGTGTACGACCGCATCAACCTGAGCATGGACGACGACGGCCCAGGCCGTGAGGCGGTGATCGACTTGGTCGAGCGCCTGGGCCGCGAGCGTGTGCACGTGGTCCGGTTGCCGCGCAAGGATGCGAACGCGTGCCTGATGGCTGGCGTCCATCAAGAGGCGATGTACACCGCGCTGCGCAGCGCGCGCACGATGGACCCCGTAGAGCTTCGCGACATCGGCGAGTTTGAAGATGAGATCTGGGCGGAGTACCACCGCCAAGATTGCGGAATGGTGTTGCCCTGGAAGAAGACCCACGACGAAATCCGGCTGCGCCCGGGCGAGACCTCGCTGTGGGGTGGCATCAACGGGCACGGCAAATCCGCGGTGACTTCGTTCGTCACCGGTTCGCTGGCGGCTTGCGGCGTGCGCTGCTGTGTGGCGAGCATGGAATTTCGCCGGGGGCTTTGGATGATGCGGATGAACCGCCAAGTGGCGGGAATCGCCAATCCTTCAGAGGCCTATGTCCGGCACATTACGCGGGTGCTGGCTGGGCACGTACTGGCGTTCGACGTGCAGGGCGCGGCTAAGGCTAAACGCATCCTTGAGGTCTTCCGGTACGCCCGCCGGCGCTACGGCATCGAGTTGTTCCTGTTGGATAACCTGACGAAGTGCGGATTCGCCGACGATGATTACTCAGGGCAGAAGCAATTCGTTGAGGCACTGAGCGACTTTGCCCGGGATGAGCAGACGCATGTTGCGATCGTGGTCCACATGCGCAAGGGCGACGACGAGTCCAAGCCAGTCGGCAAGATGGGCGTCAAAGGCTCGGGCGGCATCACCGACATGGTGGATACCGTTCTGGAAATCTGGCGTAACAAGCCCAAGGAGCAGGCGATTGCAATCGCCAACGCAACCGGAGCACCTCTCGATGCAAAGTGGGAAGGCCAGCACGACGCCCTGCTGATCTGCCACAAGCAGCGATTCAATGGCAAGGAAGGGCGGTTTGGCCTGTGGTACGACCCGGGCACAACGCACTACCTGGCGGGCCCGGAACACAAGCCACGAACGCTACTGCCGCGAGACAAGCAGGCTTCATTTCCCGTTGCTGTCGTTGATGCTGGGGCCGACGACTTTAATGAGACGTTTCCGTCTGGCAGGGCAGCCGCATGAGTGCCGCATCTCTGATCCCAGGCCCGGCACAGACGTTGCGCAACTTGCGATGGGGGGTAATCAGATTTAACGAAACAAGGAAAGTGATTGCATTACGCGCTCTGGTTCGGGCTTATATTATTGGAAAGCCGTGTCTTCAAAAAAGCAGGGGCAACGATGCGCCGATTTAAGTCAATCGCGGAAATAGAGGCTACGGACGGATACGTCAAAGATCAGCCTATGGGCCTGGACAACTACAGCCGTCTCGAGGGTTGGTATCAGCTTGAAAAGGAAGAACTCCGCTGCTGCGCACGCAAGCCATCCGGAGGGCTGTGCCAGACGCCCCACAAACGCGGTTGGGTGGCGCGCGTATTGGATGGCCATCTTACTGTCATCGGTCACCACTGCGCGAAAAACAAGTTCGACACCGACTCCACGATCATGCGTGACATTTCCTTCGCAACGAACGCGATTGATGCTGAGGAATTGAAGGCGCGGCTTGCTGAGCTTCTCGCGAGTAGGGATCAAGGTCTGGTCAAGATAAATGCAGCCATGGCTGAGCTCGATGCAAAGCGCCGCGAACTATTGGCGCTGCTGGAGGGGATCGGTCGTGGCAACAGGCGGAAGCTGGAGGAGCTTTCTCGATCAGATGGCGCTGTCGTAATAGAGGGGCGCACGCCAGCTGTCAAAGATGCTGACGGCGACGTTATCGAGGACGGGCGAGTAGTTGCTATTCCGGTCGGAAGCGTCGTCGGGGTCAAGGCATGCAACCCTTCCGTGATTTCCCCGATAGCTGACACACTCAGGAAGTACCGTAAAGCTCTAGAGGAGGCGAGCGAGCAGTCACTGAGCGCGGGACCGAAGGCGGTCCGGCAGCTAAATGCTACTCTCGCGGACTACCCCCGAGTAATCGACCAAGCGAGTGCCGTGACCAACGAGATCGAATTGTTTCTTACAGGCGATCTAACAGCGGCGTGTTTCCTAGTGGCGGATTGGAAAGAGCGGATCACCGTCGGTCGCATTGCGATGGCGCGACTGGGGAAGAGTGGAGACCCGAAAGCATGGATCCAAAAAAAGGAGGCTATCTACCGCAAGAGTTACAACGTGAATCAGATACGCATCGGAGCTTCTCAATGAGCGCTAGATCACCTGATACAACCATTTTCACGGGCAAGCAGCGCCCGATTGAGGAACGCATTGCCGCTTTGATGGGGCGCTCAACCTATCGGGATATCCGCGATGGGTTTGCTGGCGGTGGCCGCCTAGCAATCACGGACCAAGACGTGGCGGCAGCGATAGGTGGAGCCGCGACAACGGTAGGACGCATCGCATTGCTCGCCCTGGAGACCTATTACGGCTCGACCGTGATGCACCAGCATGCTTTGGTGAGGGCATGGGAGGAGAAAGAGCGCAAACGAGCGGACACGCGCGAGCGGATCGTATTGACTCGGTTTGCGGGCGCCTTGGCGGTACAGCAGGCGGCAGGAGGAAGGGTCCCTAGTACTGCATTTGCCGAGTATGCGTATCTGCTGTTCTCGCGCAGGGAGCTGCTTGAGTACCGGGTGCGGGAGGCAGCAGCCTGGTTGGACGAACTGAGAAGCGAAGCGCTACGCGCCATGAAGGTGCAGCTTTTCCACGAGCATATTGACGGGACGAGAAAAGCAGGGTAAAAATCTACTATCCAAACAAGCCCCTGGCACGAGCCGGGGGCTTTTGTTTGTGCCGTCTGGACTGGGAGATCCCGGTCGCGGCGCACGTCCAAGCCCTGCCATCCGGCGGGGCTTTTTCGTTTCCGGAGATCCAAATGGCCCTGCTGTCCTTGCCCATCGCGCCCGAGCTGGCGCTGTCGCACATCATCGTGCCCGCGCTGGCCGAGTTGGGCGACGGCATGGACTCGCCGCCGGCGCGCGTCCAGATCCTGGCGACCGGGATGCAGGAGTCCGGCCTCAAGTACCGGCACCAGGTGGGCGGCCCGGCGCATGGCCTGTTCCAGTTCGAACGCGGCGGTGGCGTCAAGGCCGTGCTGACACACCAGGCCAGCCAGCGGCGCGCGCGGCTGCTGTGCGAGCGGCACGGCGTCGCGCCGACCATCGCCGCGGTGTTCGATGCGCTCGAGCACGACGACGTATTGGCGGCCGGCTTCGCGCGGCTGCTGCTGTGGACGCTGCCAGTCGCGCTGTCGGCGATCGGCGATGAGCTGGGCGCATGGGAGCAGTACATCGAAGCGTGGCGCCCAGGCAAGCCGCACCGCGACCGCTGGGCCGTGGTCTATCCGCAGGCGGTCAAGGCCGTCCGGGGCGGCTGATGTCACGTCGTCGGGAAGCCATCGCCGGCCTGGAAGGGGTCATCCATCTCGCGGAGACACCCAACGCGCGGCCGACCGCGAAGCTGTTGGAGTCGATAAGCGGCAGGGTGCGCGAGGCGATCGAGTTGCTGCAGGTGCCCGACAGCGAGCGCAAGCAGATCGACTTCATTCTGCTGGCGATTCAGCAGAGTACCGAGATTCGGGTGACAAACCGCAACGGCAAGGTACTGAAGCGGGTGCAGATCATCGACCCGGAGCTGTACCACTGGAGCATCGCGCGGCTGCACGAACTGGCGATCACGCCGTGACGACGGCTCGGCGCAGCGTCGGCGTGGCTCGCTTCGGCATCGCCCTGATCGTGCTGGTGCTGTACGGCACGGCCGTGGCGGTGCTGGTGAACGCTGCCATCCCGCAGGAGAACAAGGACCCGCTGATGCTGCTGCTCGGCAACCTGGGGCCGGCGATCGGCGCGGTGATGGCGCACTACTTCAACGACAACCGGCGCCCGCCGGGAGGCTGAGCATGGCGTTCTCGATTCCCGATCCCGTCCGCCCCTACCTGGCGCTGATCCGCGTGGCGCTGTACGTGGCGCTGGCCGGCGGCATCTTCGTTGCCGGCTGTAGCCGCGGCGAGCGCAATAAGCAGGACGAGGCGGCTGCGAAGGTCGCGAAGGCCGAGAAGGCGGCAGCCGACTATCTCGGCGCCGCCAACGCCTGCGGGCAGGTGGTGGCCGACATCAACGAGGAGACCCGGCTGGCGCAGGCGCGCGCGGCCGAGTGGAAGCGAGCCGCCGAGATCGCCGACAAGCGCGCAGCGGAGGCGCGCGCCGACGCAGCCGCGAAGGCAGCGGCCGCCGAGAGGGCGCTGCAGGCGGCCAAGGCCAAGCCGGCCTGTAGATCGCAGCTCGCGATTGAGCTGTGCCCCGAAATCCCGCTGCTGTAGGAGCAGACCATGACCGACCAGGAAATCCAGGCCAACGAGCGGATGTTCAAAGCGGCCATTCTCGATCTTGCCGCAATCGCCGAGAACCTGGGACTTGATCCTGAGCAAGGCGGGGCTGCGCCTATCATCCAGGCAATTGAAGAATTGCGCCGGGGGCGCGACGAATGGGTGGATGCTGGCTTTGCCGCTAGCCGGCCGGTGGACGATTTAGCGGTTCTGGTTCGCCGTCTAGCCCATTCGCTTCGGGAAGCCTCGCCAGGCAGCGATCTTGCGGACAAGGCAGTGGACTACCTTCGGCGTCACGGGCTGGATGGGGAGCCATTGCGTGCGAACTATGCCGCCTGCTGCGCCGAGGGCGGCGGCCGGGTCGAGTTTTGCGACTGCGTGCATCCCCAGCATGTCCATATCGGTAAGCATCCATGAACCGCCTGCTGCTGATCGTGCTGCTGCTGCCGCTGGCCGGCTGGGGCGGATGCTCCCAGACCAAGCCGCAGATCCCGGAGAAGGTCTACGTGCGTGTGGAGGTGCCGGCCGAACTGCCGGCCAGCCTGACAGCGCCGTGCCCGCCGGTGCGCGTGCAGCAGCGCTCGATCGAGGCGCTGGTGTCGGCCTACAACACGAACATCCCCAGCCAGGACGACTGCGACCGCCGCATGGGCGAGATCCGCAAGCTGACCAAGCCGCAGGACAAAGCGAAGCCGTGAACAGCCGCCCGCCCATTACGCCAGCCGACATCGCGTCATTCGCCATAAGCAATATGAGGCCAGTCGCGGGGGCTACATTGCACGTCTTGCCGAGTGCCCAGCTGCAGGACGTCCCCGAGATGCTTCGCCGCCTGGCGGACGCGATCGAGGAAGGCAAGTACGGCGGCGTCCACGAAGCGGCTGTGGTGCTGGGCACCGACCAGGTGGACCGCATCGAAGTGTTCGGATTCGGCCGTGCCGACGGCACGGTGGCACACTACCTTTTGGGCTGCGGCATGGCGCAGTTGCAGCGCCCGCGGCTGGGGGATGGCTGATGGCCTGGACCCCAATCCAATCCAGCGGCCTGAGCTTCGAGTTTGAGGGCGTTGGCTCCTTCGCATCCGTGACACTAGGCTCTGACTCGGTCGTCACTGGCTCGGAAGTTGGGAACACGGAAGGGTCTTGGACGCTAACACTGTCCTCGCCTACGGCCGTCCGCATTACATCCTTGAGCTACAGCGACAATTCCGTCTCTGACCCTGCTTTCTTCACTTGGCAGCCTGGCAGTGTCGAGGTGGTCAATGCAAACCCAGGCCCGACGCCCACTTCCTTCCTGCCGAGCGTCATTGAGGTCGGGCCGGCTGAGTCCCTGACCTTCCAGTTCGGGTTTACTGAGCAGGCTGGGTCGTTCCAGTTCCTGATCGAGGTGCAGGCGCAGGCCGACACCTCATATCAAGAGATCGGCCGTGCGACGCGCAATTACGTTTCTGCCTACCAGCGTGACCGCGTATTCAGGTCTAGCATCTATGCGGCCGAGAAGCGCTGCCTAGTGACCAACTTCAACGGGGCGATCCCGCCCGGGCGGGCCATCGTGTCGGCCACCTGGCAGACCTGGGATACGGTGCAGTGCGTCATGTCCGGCCCCACTATCAGCGGCCGTGAGGTGCAGGTAACCGTGGCAGCCCAGTACGCCGGCAACTGCCGCATCCGTGTGGACGCAACCCTAGACAACGGTGAGGTCTATTCGGCTTGGCATGTGATCCGGGTGCAGCCGGCGCCGTACTTCAACAATCCTGGCTGGGTGACTGGGCCTAGCTCTCTGACGGTGAGTGTGTGATGGAAGGCCAAGACCAGCCTAAAGATGGCCGGGCTAGGAATATTCCCAATGGCGGCAATGGGCGCCCCAAAGGAACCCCTAACAAGGCCACCAGCCGCACGCGTGAGGCCATCGCGATGGTGGCCGAGGCTATGGCGCCGGAATTCATGGGATGGCTTCAGCGCACCGCTGATGGCGATCCTGCGGCAGGGATTAAGCCAGACCCCAAGGGGGCTGCCGATATCTACCTGAAGGCCATTGAGTACCACATCCCCAAGTTGTCTCGGGTCGAGGGGCATGTGACGCCTGGGCAAACCATGACCCACGAAGAGTGGCTAGCTTCTCTTGAGTGACAAGCGGGCGCAGTTGAAATCGGACTTCGACTTCTACGCCCGTAACTGCCTGTCTATTCGCTCCAAGAGCGGCAAGGTCCAAGCGTTCCGGCTCAACCGGGCGCAGCGGTACATCCATGAGCGGCTAGAGGATCAGAAGGCCAGGACGGGCCGGGTCCGGGCGCTGGTCCTGAAAGGCCGGCAACAGGGATGTTCCACGTACGTCGGCGGCCGGTACTACCACCGGACCACGATGTCGAAGGGAATCCGGACTTTCATCCTGACCCACGAGGATCAGGCAACGCAGAACCTGTTCGAGATGGTCAACCGCTATCACGAGCATTGCCCGGTCTTCGTTCGGCCATCCACTGGCGCAGCGAATGCCAAGGAACTGTTCTTCGACAAGTTGGACAGTGGCTACAAGGTCGGCACGGCTGGCACGAAGGGAGTGGGTCGGTCTAGCACCATCCAGTTGTTCCACGGCTCCGAGGTGGCTTTCTGGCCGCATGCCGACACGCATGCAGCTGGCGTCCTCCAGGCGGTTCCCGATGAGGACGGGACCGAGGTGGTGCTGGAGTCCACGGCCAATGGCTTGGGCAATCTGTTCCACCAGAAGTGGCAGGACGCCGAACGCGGGATCGGCGACTACATCGCGATCTTCGTGCCGTGGTACTGGCAGGAGGAATACCGCAAGCCGGTCCCATCCGACTTCGAGCTGACCGAGGAAGAGGCAACCTACGCCGGGTTGTACGAACTGACGTTGGAGCAGATGGCTTGGCGTCGCAACAAGATCGCCGAGCTGAAAGACCCGAACCTGTTCAAGCAGGAATACCCGGCCACGGCGGCCGAGGCGTTCCAGATGTCGGGCCACGACAGCTTCATCAAGCCGGGCATCGTAGCTGAGGCGCGCAAGAACTTGCGCGACGAGTCTGGTCCGCTTGTGATGGGCTTTGACCCGGCCCGGTTCGGCGATGACGGCTCAGCGCTTGCGCGTCGGCGGGGACGCAAGCTGATTGGCACTGAGCGCAAGTACAAGCTGACCACCATGGAAGGCGCGGGCTGGCTAAAGCGGGTCATCGACTCGGAAAAGCCGGCGCGGGTCTTCATCGACATTGGCGGTCTGGGCGTCGGCATCTATGACCGGCTGGTCGAGATGGGCTATGGCGAGATCGTGCGGCCGGTGAACTTCGGTGGCGCTCCGCTGGAGCCGCCCAAGAAGGACGATGCAGGCAAGGAGATCGGTGGCGGCCCGGCGAACCGACGCGCTGAAATCTGGATGGCATCGCGCGACTGGCTCGCTCAAGAGGGCGGGGTGGACATTCCTGACTCCGATACGCTTCAGGCCGACGCCTGCGGACCTGGCTACAAGTACGACAGCAACTCTCGCGTCCTACTGGAAAAGAAAGAAGACATGCGTAAGCGCGGCGTTCCGAGTCCTGACGAGTGGGATGCGGTGGCACTGACGTTTGCTGAACCTGTTGCTCCACCAGCCAAGCCTGTGCGCCTGAACTTCTCATCGGAATTTGCTTAATGGCCGAGTACAAGAACACGCCTGATGATCCGAAGTACGCCACTGAGCGCTCGGGCGTGGACAAGGAAGAGCTGCACAAGGAAATGCTCACGCGGCACAAGTACGCCCGCGGCTACTGGAAAGAGGAATACGAAAAGGCCGAGTGCGATATGGAGTTCGCGTTTCTGCCTGAGTCGCAGTGGGACGACTGGATGGCTAGCACCCGTAAGGGGCGGCCCATGTACACGGTCAACAAGCTGCGCCAAGCCATGAAGCAGATCACCAACGACCAGCGCCAGAACCGGCCGCAGGCGAAGGTGAGGGCCGTCGAGGATAGCGACGCTGACCTGGCAGAGATCCGGCAGGGGCTGATTCGCAACATTGACCAGATTGCCGAGGCTGATCGGGCCTGCGACACCGCGTTCCAATTCGCTGTAGGTGGCGGGTTCGGCGTGTGGCGCATCAACTACAGCTATGAGGACGATGGCGGCTTCGACATGGTCATCAAGCGGGAGGAGATCGCCAATCCCTTCTCGGTGGTGTTTGATCCATCTGCTCGCGCTAAGGACCGCCGTGACGCCCGCTATGCGTTCGTGGACAGCCAATGGGCGCGTGCTGCGTTCCGCGAGAAGTGGCCGGATGCGAAATTGGTGTCTGTCTCTAATTTTGACGAGACGACCAAGGACTGGTTTGACGAAGAAGAACTGACCGTCTCCGAGTATTGGTACAAAACCAAGGAGACCTACAAGCTCGTCCTGATGTCGGATGGCTCATCCTACGATGAGGCAGAACTAGAGCCCGTCAAAGACGAGCTGGCCGCCCAGGGCATCACGGTGCAGCGTGAGCGTTGGGCTGAGCGCGAGAAGGTGTGGCAGTGCGTAGTGTCCGGAGCCGAAATTCTAGAAGGCCCGACTGAATGGGCGGGGCGCTTCATTCCGCTAATCCCTGTATGGGGCGAGATCCTGGAGTTGAAGGGCAAGGAACGGTTCTTCGGCGCAGTGCGCTTCGGCAAGGACGCACAGCGCATGTACAACTACGAGCGCTCCACCTTTATCGAGGTGCTGGCTGACCAGCCCTATAGCCCGTTCATGGCGCCGGCTGAGTCTGTCGCTGGCTATGAGGGGCAATGGAACAACCTTAAGACCTCGCGGCCGCCAGTGCTGCTTTATAAGTCTGATAAGGAGCTACCCAACGGCGGGAAACCTTCCCGCGAGCCAACCGCGCAGTTCCCGGTTGCTCTGGCACAGGCTGCGGCGATCTCCAGTGACGATATCAAGGCAGCCACAGGCATCTACGACGCAAGCCTGGGCGCTCGGTCCAACGAGACCAGCGGCCGCGCAATCATGGCTCGGCAGCGCGAGGGCGATATTGCCAACTTCGACTACATGGACAACTTGGCCTATGCCAAGAAGTTCGACTTCGAGGTGGTCAACGACCTGATTTCCAAGATTTACGACACTGAGCGGCAGATTCGCATCATTGGCGAGGATGGCGCCGAGAAGGTGGTGCGCGTCAACCATGTGGTGCTAGACGAACAGACGGGCCAGCAGGTGACGCTCAATGACCTGTCCCGTGGTCGCTTCGATATTGCCGTGACCGTGGGGCCGAGCTTCACGACGCAGCGCATGGAGGCTGCCGAGGCGCTGATGCAGCTTGCAAACGATCCATCGCCTATGGGGCAGATCGCGAAGTACGGCTATATCAAGGCGCTGGATGCGCCGGGCCTGGAAGACATCAAGAAGGCATCGCGCAAGCTGCTGGTCAGCCAAGGGCTGCTCGATCCAGAAGAGGGCGAGCAGCCGCCAGAGCCGCCGCAACCTAACCCCAAGGACATCACCGAGGCCAAGAAGGCAGACGCGCAGGCGCAGCTGTATGGAGCCCAGGCAGAAGGCCAGCAGCTCGAAAACATGACGATGGCGCAGCAGCTGCAATTGCAGCAGATGATGCCGCAGCTGCTAGCTCAGCTACAGGGTATGCAGCCCGCAATGCCGCCTGACCCAATGAATGGAATGCAGGGACTGCCCCCTGACCCACAAGTTTCACTGTCGCCCGAACAGCCCCCGCAAGGGGGTTTTTTTATGGGCGGCGATCCGGGTTTAGACCCAACCGCACCGGCCGGCATGCCGGGCTAAGACTCGCCAAGAGGCGCAAATGACTGAGCAAGTAGAGAAGCCGCAGCCGGTGGACAACAGCCACCTTGATGCGGGCATTGCCGCGCGAACCGTGAAGGAAGAATCGGCCAAGGCTGCACAGCAGGACGCTGCTGCAGAAGAGGTCAAAGAGGGCCAGCACGAAGAGCAGAACCACCCCGAAGGCACGGCAGCTTCGGAAGCGGAAGAAGCGACCGCCCAGCCCCGCAGGGGCGTTGGAAAGCGCATCGATGAACTGACGAAGAACTGGCGCGAAGCAGAGCGCGAGCGGGATTACTGGCGGGAACAGGCAGTGCGGAACAAGCCTGAGCCTGCCCAGCCCAGGCAGGAAGTAGCAGTTCCGGACGACGAGCCGAAGATCGAGGATTACGAGTTCGATGTCGGCAAGTTCAATCGGGCTTGGTACGACTGGCGAAAGGGTCAGGACGAGAAGCAGCAGGCCGAGGCGAAGAAATCCGAAGCCATGCGCGAACGGCAGCGCAAGTTCCAAGAAAGCGCCGCTGCCTTCGCAGAGTCCACGCCGGATTTCCAAGAGGTTGTGAGCAATCCGTATTTGCCGATGACCGAACAGATGGTCGAGGTAATTGCGGAAGCCGACAACCCGGCTGCTGTCGCCTACTACCTGGGTAAGAACCCGCAAGAAGCCCAAAAGATCGCAGTAATGAGCCCCGCCGGCATCGGTAGGGCCATTGGCCGCATCGAGGCCTCGCTGACTGCTGAACCGCCGCGTCAGATCACACCCAAAACCGTGACCAAAGCGCCCCCGCCCGTCACGACTCTTTCCGGATCGCCCGCCGTCACCAAGTCCTACGAGGAAATGTCCCCGAAGGAATACGACGAAGTGCGCCGGAAAGAACGTGCTAGGAGGGGCTAAACCCTTTCCTTAGGAATCCGCTCACATGGCAAATTCTTTTCTCACTACCAACCTCATTACGAAGGAGATTCTGTCCGTTCTGCGGCAGAAGTTGACGTTCCTTCGTAAGATCAACATGGAATACAAGGACGAGTTCGCGGTGAATGGCGCCAAGATCGGCGATACCGTGAACATCCGTGTCCCGACTCATGGCAAGGTCCGCCAAGGCCGCATCATGGATGCCGGCGCCATGGTGGACAAGACCGTCCCGCTGACCATCACTGACCAGACCGGTGTTGACCTGGTCTGGAACAGCTCCGATATGGCGCTCAAGATCGATGACTTCCGCGAGCGCTATCTGGAACAGCGTCTGGCCGATATGGCGTCTGGCATCGAGTCCTTGGTGCTGTCGCGCGCCCTGCCGTATGCGGCGAACTTCGTGGCTAATGCGGACGGCAAGCTTGACATCGGTGATGCCCTGCTCGCCAACAAGATGCTCAGCGACAACCTGGCTCCGCAGAAGCGTTACATGGTGACCAACACCAGCGGCACGATCCAGGTGGTCAAGAGTGCCCAGGCGCTGTTCAACAGCCAGTCGCGGATCGGCGATCAGTACGAAGACGGCATCATGGTCCGTGCGTCCGGCTTCGACTGGTTTGAGACCACGAACATGCCGTCGCAGGCGTATGGTACTTCGGCGATCCCGGGCACCTACGATGTCAACGGTGCGAACCAGACGGGCAGCTCCATTGCCATCGATACCGGCACCGGCACCTTGCTGGCAGGCCAGCACGTCCAGTTTACGAACGTCTATGCGGTCAACCCGGCAACCAAGGTGTCCACCGGCGTCCTGCGTACCTTCGTCGTCACGGCCGACTACGCGGGCGGATCGGGCAACTTGCAGATCAGCCCGGCCATCGTCACGTCCGGCCCGGAGCAGAACGTCACCGCATCGCCGGCCGACAACTCCGATGTGGTGGTTCTGGGTGCGACCACGCAGACCGGTGTGAACCTGGGCTTCGCGCGTGACTTCCTGACCTTCGCGACTGTGGATCTGCCGTTGCCGCCGAACAAGGACACGTCGCGCATGAACCTGGATGGCTTGAGCCTGCGCATGATCCGCGACTACGACACGATCAACGACCAGTTCTTGAACCGCGTGGACATCCTTTGGGGTTCTGCGGTGCTGCGTCCTGAGTTCGGCGTGGTCATCCCGAACAACCCGACCGACTTCAGCTAATAGGAGATATACATGGCACTTTCCAACGACACTGTCGGCGCTGCCGTACAGGAAACCGAAGATGGCACCTTGGTCGGCCGCAACGCCAGCTCCAAGGTCGGTTTCTTCGGCTCCACTCCGGCTGTCCAGCCGGCCGCGCTGAGCCTAGCATCCGTCACTGCGGCGCAGCTTGCGACCGCGCTGGCGTCGCTCGGCATCATCAAGACCACTGCATAAGGAGCCGTCATGGCTGAGTTCAAGCACGCCAAATACCTGCACAAGGATGGCGAGGTGAAGCTGTTCCCGGGCGATGAAGTTGAAGACGCCCTGGCCGATGGCTGGGAGCTGCCGAAGTTCCGGCGCTCCAACGGCGAGGAATGGAATCCGGAGGTTCCAGAGGATGAGGTATCCGCAGCCGATGCGGCCGCCGAAGTCCTGAAGGCCAATCGCGCACGCCAGGAGAAGCTGGATGCGAAGGAAGCCAAGGCAGAAGCCGCTGAGGCTGCCAAGGCCGACAAGCAGAAGAAGTAAGCGACAAGAAGTCAGTGAACAGGGGCGGCCTTCGGGTCGCCCCTTCTTTTTGGGAGACAGGAATGACCAAGGTCGCAGAAATCGTCGTTGGCGCCCTTGGGCTGCTGCGCGTAATCGATGCTAGCGAGGCTCCGGAAGCTGCGGATTCCAAGACGGCGATTGATTCGCTCAACCGGATGATGGCGCGATGGGAGGCCAACGGATACAGCGTCGGCTGGTCGCCGGTGAGCATTCCTGATGACGATATGCCCAGCCCGCCCGAGGCGGACGAGGCAATCATTTACAACCTGGCGCTTCGCTTGCGCCCGATGTACGGCGCAACCCTTGAACCTGACGTGGTGGTCGAGGCACGCAAGCTGAAGTCCGACATTCTGGCCGACACCTTCGCGGCCAACCCGATGAGCATGGAGCCGGGCCTGGGCCTGCGTGGTCGCTACAACATCCGAAGCGATGGGTACGACTACTGATGAAGTTCAAGCCTATCGACCTACTCGGCGGTTACTACACCGACGCGAGCCGCCCGTGGTCTGTGCAGGACACGGTGAACTGGCTGCCGGAGGTGGCAGAGGCAGCAGGGACGCGGACGCGCACGAAGCTGGCATCGCCGCCCGGGCTACGTCAGTTCGCTGTGCTGGGCACCAAGCCGATTCGCGGCGCTATCAACGTCGAGGGCGCGCTATTCATCGTCGCCGGCACTCAGCTTCGCGAGGTAAAGCCGAACGGCACCAGCACGGTGCGCGGCACGATTCCTGGCGTTGGCCGCGTGTCGATGGCCTACAACCAAGTCACGAATGGCAATCAGCTGCTGATCGTCACGGGGCAGAGTACCGGCTACGTGTGGAACACAGCGACCAGCACATTCACCGTCATTTCGGACGATGGCTATCCTGGCGCAAAGGCTGTCGCCTACCTGGATAGCTACCTGCTGCAAGTCGAGCCGTTCGGACGGTACTGGTTCTTCAGCGACCTAGCGGATGCACTGTCCTACAACACCTTGGACCGCAGCGAATCGGAAGGGTCGCCCGACAAGATCGTCACGCTGGTAGTGAGCCAGTTTGAAGTCGTGGTGTTCAACCAGACAACTATCGAATTCTTCTACAACTCCGGCGCCGCGACTGGCACTTTCGAGAACAAGCGCGTCCTGATCGAGCGCGGCTGCGCTGCCGGCCAGTCAGTGGTGAAGCTTGACAACAGCATCTTCTGGCTTGGCGACGACGGCGTGGTGTATCGCCTGGATGGCTACAACGCCATTCCCGTGTCCACTGGTGCGATCCAACAGGCCATCAAGGACAACAACTGGGCGCAGGCGTTTGCGTTCAAGTGGGAGGACGGGGAACACAAGGTCTACTACCTGACTTTCCCCGACGGCCAGACCTGGGGCTATGACGTAGTGACGCGGCTGTGGCACCGCCGCGAATCCTACGGCCTCAAGCGCTGGCGCCTCAACACGCTGACCCGCTGGAACAACATGTGGATTGGCGGCGACTTCCAAGACGGCACGCTGTGGGTGCTGGACTGGGACTACATGATGGAAGGCGATCAGCCCCTAGTGTCCGAGCGCACGTCTGGCGTCGTACACAACAATCAGAACCGCATCAACGTCAACTATCTGGAGCTTTTGGCCTCGATGGGGCTGGACGAGACCGTACCAACTAGCAGTCCTGGCCCGGAGCCTGAGCCGGTCTGGCAGCCCATCGACCAATCAACCGTCGCATACACCTTCTCGCCTGACGTGAATGCGAATAGCAACACCATGTCGGGTTCGATTATCGGCCTGACGCGCTCCGGCAGCGTTGCGGTGGGTGGCACAAGCTGGGTACTGAACATCACCGGCAGCGGCGTTCTAGGCGTCAGGGTGTCGTCCCTCTACTTGATCGCGGGCGACGGGGCTACGGCAGCGATCCAGTTCACGTCTGGAAGCGGAACGGAATCGGTGGTCAACACCTCGCCGACTCCTACCAGTGCTTTCACGCCGACACCTATCGAGCGCAGTCTCCCTCTTGGCTCCGGCATCACGATCTCGCTCAAGGGGCTGCAAGCGCTGCAATCGCACATCTCCGGCTGGGGCATCGAGGTGCTGACCGATGGATACACGCCATGAGTGATCGCAAGCTCGAAATCTGCTATTCGAAGGATGGCGGCAATAACTGGTCGAATTGGCGCGAGAAGTCGCTCGGCGAACTTGGCGAGTACAACCAACGCATCCGCATTATGCGGCTCGGCTCCGGCCGCAACTGGGTCTTCAAGATTCGCGTCTCCAGCCCGGTGAAGCGCGACCTGTACGGCGCCGTGGCATCGATCGAGGCGATGGAATGATGGTTATCGACGGCTTCGTGCCGGACGCGTCCGCCGTGCGTGCGCATGCGCTGCAGGCGCCCTATATCGACTGGCCCGGCCACGATGGCCAGGTCTACAAGCGCGTAGCGCTGGTGGACGTGCCAGGGCTGCGGGAGGGCATCGAGCGCGCCATGGGGCCGGTGGAAATGCTGGGCATGGGCTACCGGCTCAACTATGACGGCGAGCTGCCGAACGCGGCGATCCACTCGGACATGGGCTGGGGCACGCATGCCGCTGTGCTGTACCTGAGCGAGGGCGAGGGCGGAACGGCTTTCTGGCGACACAAGTCCACCGGCGCCGAGCGCATCGAGCAAGGCGATTTCGAGTTGTTCGAGCAGATCCGCCACGACTGGGATGACGCCGGGTACTGGGAGCAGATCGGCCTGGCCGAGATGCGCATGGGCCGCTGCGTCATCTACGAATCCGCGCTATTCCACAGCCGATGGCCGTTTGCGGCGTTCGGCACCGATCCCCAATCCGGGCGACTCGTAGCAGTCGCCTTTTTTACGCCCGAGGCCTGCGCATGATCCGACCCGCAATCGAGGCCGATGTCCCGACGATCGTCGCGATGTCGCGCAAGTTCTACGCGACAACCAGCTATGCCGAGCATGCGCCGATGGATGACGAGGCAGTGGCGCAGCTGGTCCGCCAGTTGATGGACAGCGTGATGCTGGTGGCCGAGGTGGACGGCGATGTCGTCGGCATGGTCGGCCTGGTCGTCGCGCCCTTCATGTTCAACCACAGCATCAACGCGGCCTACGAGGTCGTCTGGTGGGTCGATCCGGCTGCGCAGGGTGCCGGCGTCGGGAAGGCACTGCTGGCCGCCGTGGAGCCGGCCTGCGCGGCGCGGTGCGCGGAGATCGTGGTGATGGTCACCCTCGCTTCCAGTCCGCCGCAGGCCGCAGCCCTGTACGAGCGCGCCGGCTATCGGCATTCCGAAACCAGCTTCACCAAGAGGATCTGACCATGGCCGCCATCACCGGGACCGTAATCGCCGCCGGCGCAACCGCCTACGCCGCCAACCAGGCCAAGAAGGGAGCCCAGGGCGCCGCCAATGCCACCGTGCGGGCGCAGGACGAGGCGCGCACGGCGAACACCGCGAACATGCAGCCGTACATGACGGCGGGCACCAACGCGCTGACGCAGCTGCAGCAACTCAACGCCGGCAACACCGCCAGCTTCACCGAATCGCCGGACTACGCATGGACGCGCGATCAGGGCATCAAGTCGCTGGACCGCAGCGCCGCGGCGAGCGGCAGCCTGTATTCGGGCGGTCACAGCACGGACCTGGTGGACTATGCATCCGGCCTGGCGAGCCAGAACTACAACAACTACTACAACAAGATCGCGAACATCGCCGGCATGGGTCAGAGCGCGGCCGGCGCGCTGGCGGGCGTCAACACCGGCTACGCCAATGCCGTGGGCGACGCCAACAGCACCGCCGCCTACCAGAACGCGAACACCAACAACCAGCTCATCGCCGGTCTGGCCGGCCTGACCAACAACTACTTGCAGGGCCGGCAGAGCAGCTACGGCAACAACACCAACCAGCTGGCGTCGCTGTTCGCCAAGCAGGCAAGTACCGGGCAAGGCAGCGTCTACAACTTCGGCAACAACGTTAACAGCCTGGCGGGGGGTTGGTAATGGTGAATCAACTGGCACAGTTTGGACCCCTGGACGCAATCAACTACGTCCAGCAGCAGGGCGAGATGGGCCGCGCGCGCGGGCAGCAGAACCAGCTGGCGCAGCTCGCGAGCCAGGCCTACACGGCCGCGCCGGACCAGCGGAACCAGTTGCTGGGGCAGATCGCCTCGATCAATCCCCAGGCCGCTGCCACCCAGCAGCAGCAGTTCCAGCAGCAGCAGACCTACGACCAGGGGCAGGAAGACCGCACCATGCAGAAGCTGGCCGGCGCTGCGCGCTACCTGGAGCAGGCCCGCCAGACGAACAACCCGCAGGCGGTACAGGGTGCATGGAATGCCGTGCGGCCGATGCTGCAGCAGCAGATCCCGCAGGGCCAATTCCCCGAGCAGTGGGACGACGCCACCATGGCGCCGACCCTGTACCAGGTGCTGGCGCAGACCGGCGGCGGCACCCAGGGTCAGGTGCAGTCCACCTACGTGGACGCGCAGGGCAACCGCGTAGCGATCATGCGCAATGGCGGCACGCAGATCCTCGGACAGGATCAGCCCAAGGTGCAGATCATCGATTCCGGCGACGGCTTCTACGGCGTCAATAAGGGCACGTTGCAGGCTGCGCCGGTCAACACTGGCGGCACGGCGGGGGCAGCTGCAGCAGGCGCGGCGGGCGGCGCGGCCGCGGCGGGCAACAGGGCGGCCGACTTCACCGGCCTGGCCATGGAGTTCCCCGGTGTGCAGATGACCAGCGGCACGCGCACGGCGCAGCGCAATGCCGAGGTGGGCGGGCAGCCCAACAGCCAGCATCTCGCCGGCACGGCGGCCGACTATGCGGTGCCGGCGGCACTGAAACCCGCTTTCGTGGCGCGCGCGCGGCAGCTCGGCTACCAGCCGATCGATGAAGGCGACCACGTGCACCTGCAGCTGCCCAATGGCGGCGCCGCCGGCGGCGGCACCCAACTGCGAAAGGCGCCCGCGGCGATCACGCCCTACCAGCAGCAACAGCTGGAATTGGATCGCGTCGCGGCCGCTCAGCGCGGCGTGCCGTCCGGTTACCAGCGCCTGCCGGATGGCAGCTTGCAGGCGATCCCAGGCGGTCCGGCGGACAAGCCGGCCGTTGCCGAGAAGCCGATGCCGGCCGGTGCAATCAAGCAGCTTTTCGATCTTCAAGACCAGTTGCAGGGTTCCGACAACGTCATAGCGATGACGCAGAAGCATCTGGGCAGGCTTGAGGATAACAAGCTGGACGTGCGGCCTGGCGCAGCCTTGGAGGGCACGCTTCGCAATAAGGCGGGCATTTCTGATGAGAACTCGCGCAACCTGGCCGAGTGGCAGGCAGACAAAATGGACATGGTCAACGAGTCATTGCGGCTCAACAAGGGTGTGCAGACCGAAGGCGATGCCAATCGCGCAGTTCAGGCGCTGATGGAGGCGAACGACGCGAAGAGTCTCAAGCAGGCGATGACGCGACTGCAGACCATCAACCAGCGGGCGATTACGCAGCGCCAGCAGCAGATCGCGACGCTCTACCGGAATTACGGCCGCGGCCCCGATGGTGAGGCCCTGGAAGTCGCTCCGCGTGCTGCGGCCCCCACTGGTGTTGCCGCCGCGAGCGGAGCTGCGGGCGCCGGACGCACCATCGTGCGCAGCGGCACTCTCCCCGATGGCCGCAAGGTCGTCCAATACAGCGACGGGACCACCGACTATGGCAATTGATCCGGCGCTGCTGGCGCAGGTGAAGTGGGACGACGAGCCAGCGCCCGCCAGCGGCCAGCAGCCGATGGAGATCAACATCACCGGCGGCGTGAGCGAAAGCCAGCTGCGAGACCAGCAGGCCGCAGCTGCGGCGCAGCAGCCGATCGACCTGTCGCAGGTCGTGTGGGATGACGAGCCGGGAGCCGCGGCGCCAGCGGCACCAACCGCGCCGAATCCGGCCAATCAGTCCGCGTTCGCGCGCATGGTCTCCGGGCAGTCGGCGGTGCCGCAGGTGCAGGAGGGGAGCGCTGTGGGGCGCTTCCTGGGCGAATACGGCGGCCGCCAAGTGCTGCAGGGCGCTGCGGGCCTGTACGGCTCGCTGGGGGGCGATGCGCTGAACTACTACGTACTGGATCCGATCGACCGCGCTGCGGGGTGGGGCACGCAGCTGGGCACGGGTGGCCGTACCTACCGCGACGCCGCCGCCCAAGTCGCCGATGAGATGGGCATGCGCCGGCCGCAGACGGCGAAGGAACGCGTCTACAGCGACATCGGCGAGGCACTGACCGGCACGGGCTTGACGATGGGCATCGGCGCGGGCGTGAACGCCCTGACGAACCTTGGTCGCGCTGGCGCCGCAGCGCCGGTCACCAATCGCTTGGCCGATCTGCTGACGGCCAACCCGGTCCTGCAGACGGTCAGCACCGCTACTGGCGCCGGCGCATCGTCCGGCATGCGGGAGGCTGGCGGCGGCACCGGCATGCAGATCATGGCCGGTCTGCTCGGTGGCCTCGGTCCTGGCGCGGCCAGCGGAGCCGCTTCGCTGGCGGGCCGAGCCGTCGCACCGAACCGCCTGGCGCAACTCATTCCGGAAGGCGTCGGCGCAGTGCCGACGGCCGTTGCTGGCGGCACGCGCCGCGCGATCCGCGGCCAGGATACGCAGGGGCTGCGGGACACCATCGCCGCGTTCGATGCCGCTGGCACTACGCCCAGCGTCGGCCAAGCGACGGGTAGCCGCGTAGCTAATGCGCTGGAAACCTTCGCCGGCAACTTTCCCGGGGGCGCAGGCCGCATTGGTCAGCTGGGGGAACAGCAGCGGGAACAGGTACGCGGCCGGTTGGATGAGATGTCGAATGCCATCGTGCTCAACGGGGCCGACCTCACTCCGCAACAGGTCGGCACGTCCGTGCAGCAGGGGATTACTGGCCCAGGCGGGTTCATCCAGACATTTCGCGACAACTCGAAGAAGCTGTACAACGCGCTGGACCAGTTCATGCCACCCACCACGCGCGTCGCGGCACAGAAAACCGACGCCTACCTGGCCAATGTCACCGCGCCCGCCGCCGGCGCGACCAACACATCGCAGGTGCTAGCTAACCCCTTCATGGATCGCCTGGCCGAGGCAGTGCAGGCAGACTTGGCGGCGAACAACGGCGCGCTGCCTTACAGCGCATTGAAGGACATCCGCTCGATGGTCGGCGAAAAGATCGCCGGCGCCGGTCTGAACCCGGATTTCGACGTGAAGCAACTGCGCGGGCTCTACGCGAACCTGAGCGAGGACATGACCGACGCGGTCCGGGCGACCGGAAACCCGCGCGCGATCCAGCTGATGGAGAGGGCTAACAACTACTACAAGATGGGTTCAAACCGGATCGAGCAAATCGAGAAAATCATCGACAAGAATGGTGGGCCGGAAGCCGCCTACGTGTCGCTGTTCAACGGCACACAGAATGGAGCGACGCCACTCAAGCGCGTGATGGGCGCACTGTCTCCTGAGGCGCGAGCGGAAGTAACCGCATCGATGCTGCAGCGCATGGGGCGCGCCTCGAAGGGGCTGCAAGATGCCAGCGGCGATGCATTTTCCATGCGCACATTCCTGACAAACTGGGCGAATCTTAGCCCGGAGGCGCGCAAGGAACTGTTCCGCAGTGCACGCTATGGGAGCGCCTTCCGGGACGACATGGACAAGATCGCTCGTGTTGCGGACGCGATCGACACTGGCAACAAGGTGTTCCACAACTCGTCTGGAACCTCTCGGCAAGTTGCGCTCGGCGGTGTCATTACGTCGATTCCCTCAGCCGCTGGCTTGGCTGCGACAGGCCACCTTTCACAGGCGGCAATGGTGCTTGCCTCTACTGTGGCTACCGTGGGCTCGGCCAATCTAAGCGCAAGGATGATGACCAATCCACGTGTGGTTGCGTGGCTGGCGCACAACACAAATCGCGATGCCGGCGATCTTGCGGCGCAGATCCAAGTTCTCAAGCAAGCCGGAGAGCGTGCCGAGGACCGCGATGCAGTAGAGATCGCGAACGAAATGGACCAGCGCGTCAAAGCGCTATCGGGGAATTCATCTCAGGAGAGAGACAAGTAAATAGCCAGTCGAAACCGTGAAAACGGTGAGGCAAAGCAGCAGCCCAAGTAGCTGTCGAGCAGGATTTCCACCCGCAAGATTCATAGATCTCTTCCGCCACTTCCAGTTCTGGAATTCGTTCCAATCCATGGCACACCCCGTGTAGTTGACGGCCGAATCCTACCACCACCCAGCCCCGCCGACGCGGGGTTTTTCATTGGAGAGCACCATGACCCACAAGATCAATTCCCACGCCCTCGGCAAGATGCGCATCAAGGCGGTTCAGCTGGTTGCCCGCCTTCTCGGTGTCCCGATCGACGTGCACACCAGCTGGTTCGTCAGACAGTCGTGAGCAGTGGCACCAGGGCGCGCAGGGTTGCCATCTCTGCGATGTTGCCCACCGCGATCGCATTCTTGAACTCCATCGAGCCGACCAAGGCGAGGTCTTCCGTTGGGGCGATAGCGTTCTTGATGCTCGCAGCTATCTGAGCGCCGCTGGAGTTGCTGTCGATCAGCCAGAACGAGGTGGGCTCATACCACCAGTGGTTCGCCCGATGGGCTTTCACCGCTTCGATCAGCGCTCCATAGCGGGTGTCGTAGTCGCGACCGCCTACTGATCCAGCCGCAAGCCGGAAGGTGATCCAGTACGTCGTCATTCCATTCCCCTGTAATGCCCTCCTGCTGGGCAGGCGGAGCGTAACCGCCCGATCGCCCCAATTCGTAGACAACCAAGCCCGCCTCGCGCGGGTTTCTTTTCGCCTGGAGACGCCATGTCGTTTCGCTTCTACAATCCCGCCCCGGTGTTCCTAGACCTGCTGGGCCTATCCCCGCTGGCTGGCGGCAGCCTGACGTTCTACGACCAAGGGACGACCACCCCCAAAAGCACGTGGTCCGACTCCGCCCTGACCGTGGCGAACACCAACCCAGTGCCGCTAGATAGCTCGGGCCGCTCGAACGTCAACATCTGGCTGGACGGCGCCTACACGGTGCTGCTCAAGGCCGCAGATGGCACGTCTGTATGGACCCGCGACGTGGACTCTGGCGGCGGGGCTGGGGCCACGATCCCAGCCCTGGAGACCGGCCGGTTCCTGAGCAACGACGGCTCCAACCTGATTTGGACGGACGTGCTGCAAGTCCCTGACCCGACTGGGGCATCGGGCAAGATCCTGGGCACAGACGGCAGCAACCTCATTTGGCAGGCAGCACCGACAGTTCCTGATCTGCCCATCGTCAACAGCTCCAGCTCGGACAAGATCGGAACCTTACTGATCCAGTACGGCAATGCCAGCGCTCCGGCCGCGGGCGCGCGCCAGACCTCGGCGAATGTCACCTTCACAACGGCCTATGACTCGGCGCCGTTCATCGTGCAAGTCATCCCGCGCAATGCCAGCCATACGTCCGGCGGCCAGATCGGCGTGCCCGCGATCACGACCAAGAGCGCCACTGGCTTCACGGTGCAGTTCGACAGCGACGACTTCGGCCAGTCCAACGCCAACTTCATCAACGCGGTCCCGTTCGACTGGATCGCGCATGGCCGGAAGGCGTAACGATGCCGACCGCTGGCCTGCCGAAAGCCCAAGCCGCCCTAGTTGACCGCAATGGCTTGCCCACGCGGGAGTGGTACTCCTATTTCCTCCAGCTACGGGACGGCGGTGGCCTGACGCCTGCACAGCAGCAGCAACTGGACCAACTGGCTGCGCGCGTCACTGCGCTGGAAGACGGTGGCGCGGGTGGCGGCACCATCCAGGGCATTGGCTCCATCGCGATCCAGGGCGCCCCGCTAGGGGTCATGCAGATCAGCTTGGAGGGCGACACCGATACTCCCGGGTACACGTGGTACTACGGCACTGGCCCGGACGGTACGCGCGGGTGGTACGCACTATCCGATGGGTTTGCGGTCACCGCCAACCTGACCAAGAGTGTCGATGGCGCCACTGGCGTCACAACTTTTGATCTTGCCGATCTTGCGAACAGCGGAGTTGGCGCGGCGCTGGTCAAGATCACGCGTGATACCAAGGGCCGTATTCCGGGCACAGCAGCGGCGACGACGGACGACCTTACCGAAGGCGCGTCTAACCTCTACTTCACAGACGCCAGAGCGCGCGCCGCAGTCGGCCTAACGTTCCCGTTCATCCTCCAAACGGGCGCATCCAATATCCCTCTCACTACTGACCGCAAGCTGCCGTTCTTCCTGGCGTCCGGCACTGCGTCCAACATCGCGGTGCTTCCCTGATGGCTGAGCAAATCCCACTGAAGGCGGTCAAGAGCAGCGGCGTGGCGACTGCCCTGGCGGAATATGCGGCTGGCGACTACGACGCTCCGATCTACCTGCCGCCCATCTTCACCGATTACATTTCCGGCCTGGTCATGACGTGGATCAGCGGCACGTCGATCAGCGTCAGCTCCGGCGCGTGCTATGTCCCAAGCCTGGGCTACGTGTTGGCGTTCCCCACGGCGGTCACGAAATCCAGCCTCCCCCTCGGCGCCAACAACTGGTATCACATATACGGCTTTTTGAACGGGGCTACGCCTGACGTTGAGATAGTCACAACCGCACCGGCAACGCCATACAGTGGGAAAGCGCGCACAAAGACCGGAGACACATCACGACGTTACATCGGCTCTTTCCGGACGGATGCGTCCGGAAACATCCACAATTTCGACCACAGCCCTCAAAAAGGGGAGATTACATATCGTCTCCCTGGCGTGCAATTCCGCGTGTTGTCAAACGGATCGGCGACGACAGCGACCACTATTTCATGCTCGACGGCAATTCCGGTCACATCAAGATCCGCGTATGGCCGCGTCCTGAATCTGGCATCAACTTCTGCGAATTTGATCGTCGGCCCCGGCGATGCAGCAGTTACGACTACCGACTACTTCGTTGCGGTTGCTTTCGGCGGGCAGGCAGTCGTTACTTACCTGCCGACAGATTCGTCGCAGCAGCTCAAGTACCTGATGAGCGCAGCGGTTAGCGGCGCCTACATCGACCTTTACGGCTACGCATTCGAGAGGTGATCATGTACGCAGTAAAAGGCCGGAGCTGGCGCGCTGTTGACACAGGGGCCGTGCTTGAGGATGGAGAAACACTCCATGCCGAGATCCCGGCCGAAGTTCTGGCACCGGACCAGGTTGCCGAAACGAAAACTCAGATCAGCGCTTGGCTTGATCGTGTCGTCCAAGCCCGCGGCTACGACAACATCGTGTCCTGTGCCTCCTACGCAGCGAGCACGAACGAGCAGTTCCGCACCGAAGCTGCGGCGGCCATCGCATGGCGCGATGCCGTGTACGCCATGGGCTACGAGATCCTGGCGAACACTCCGGCCGGCGTCGAGACCCCGGAAGACGTGATGGCGCTGCTGCCCCGGCCCGAGGCGTTCGGCTGGCCGGTGTCGGAAGAATCCGACAGCACGCCGGGCTGATCGCCGATACCGCCAGGCCGGCGCTGGCGCGATCCTACCCATGCCGGACGCGGGCGCCAGTGAGGCCGCTCAACCCGCGGGCCTTGAGCAAGCTCCACCGGCGCAAATTACGCATTCTAGGGGTTCGTCTGAAGTCGATTCACGCCGCCCAGCAGCGGAGTTCCTGAAAGCCACCTCGTGGGCGACCTTTTTCGAGTTGCCGATTGAGACGAATCGTCGGGTGGTCACCAAGCTGCGGACCGATGCTGAGCGCTCACAGCGGCCTGGAGGCTGGGGCGATGAACGCGGTAGTCGCGGCTCAAGACTTTATTGATGCGTGCAGTTGTCGTGTGTGGGCACTTGACGGCTGGGAAAACGAAGGGCTTGCACGCGCGTTCAACAACAGCATCGAAGTTCTCGGCATGCAGCTATACAGGAATCGGAACGCAATTGCGGCGAGCTTCGACCAGAAGATCGCTGCCTTCCTCGCATTGCAGCGCAGTCCGCCGGCAAAGCACAACAAGGAATGCATTGTATACGGGGTGTTTGACTCGGCTCAGGACGTGACGCCCACGCACATGTGGATCGAATACGACGGCTTCATCTACGACACCGTGCCGGGTGATCCTCTATGTAGAAAGAAGGCTGGTCCCATCAATCGCTACTTTCCTGGCTGTGAGCCTTCACGTCAACCCAAAGATATGGTGGGTAGCGCGCAAACTTATCTCACGAAGCGTCAGTCTCGAGTGCTGAAGGCGGCGGAAGGGAATTGGAATAACTACGGACGCGGCATCTCTACCTACGTCCCTGCAGATCAGGTGACGTAGGGATAGTCGCGCAAGCATGGCCGCGCTGCAAGGGGGATATTTCTCGTGTAAGACTGTTCGGACCGCATACAACAATTGGGGGTCACATGAAATGGAAGCTGGTGGCGGCTATTTTCCTGTGTGTTCCGTTCTCCGTGGTAGCGGCAAAGAAGGTAGGAGGCATGGGGGATACGCCTCAGGCCGCTCTTGACCATGCAACGTCGCAATGCGCAAAAATGGCACTGCTTAATAATCGCTGCATTTCTCAGATGCCTGACCCTGAGCAGTGCAGTTACAGTGAAAAACTAAAGCAATGGATGTGCTACGGCTGGGTTGCCAATGAGGCCGGAAGCTGCAAAGACAAGGGTGCAGATAAGGAATGGCTGAAACAGTTCGTGGTTGACTACGCTAATAGCCAGAAGGCCATCGCACAGTGAGCTAGCAGCTCGCTCTGTGCTAACAGGGCGAGTTGTTCAATTATTATCGAACGCGGAATTCTGATAGATAGCCAGGGCGCTTGGCTATCACTAGGTTGGCTTGCTGTCTATCCAAGTAGACATGTCGCGAAATCGTGGATAGGGCCCCTTTCGGCAACTCGCGTGGCGGAGTAGCGTCGGTCCTGCCGTACCACTATTCATGGAGGAACCGTGCGCATCAACTTCAAGTCCCTATTCCCGTTAATGCTGCTGGCGATCGCGGCCGCATCCGATGTCAACGCCGCCGAGCAGAAGCTCGACCCAGCAAATGTGGTCCGTGGGCTGGGTGACAGCATTCCTGCCGGTGCAAAAAACATCAGCCTATCGCCGCAGTTCAAGGTCTATGCGTTTGAGAAGTCTGGACTTAAGTTCGTCCAGATCAATTCACCGAAGGACGAAGTGCTGACGGTTCTGATCGTGACGCCGGGAGCGCAATCGCGCCTACCGATAGGTCGGGCTGCCGAAGAGCCTTTTGCTATAGTCAATGATGAGCAGAGTCGTCCACTCGGCATGGTCTCGGCTGCCGCCACTTGCCCATGTAGCGCCCAAGTTGTCTATGAGGACGCTTACACGCGGATCGTGGTCATCTCTGGCGCCAACGGCGAGTACATCCAGACCGTCGTCATCAACAAAGTGAAGACGCCAAGCACGCCGCCAACTGGCTGA